GCAGCAGTTAAAGTATCACCGATAAAGTTAGCAGGTGCTTTTTCTTGACCTGTTAAAGTTAAAGTATATCCACTTAAATCACCCATCGCACCACCCGTTACAATAGTACCACCCGTTACATCGCATCCGTGTTCTAAACCTGCATAAAAGAAATTCCCATTGTTATCTTCTACGATAACTTGCGGTCTACCATAAGCCATAAGTTTTAATTCTTTATGGTCTTTAACAGTTAATTTTTTGAAAGTCAATTCTAAAACTTGCTCCCAAAAAGTAGTTCCATTTTCACGTGAACTATTCACGTTTTGAGTAAAGGTACTTGCCCCTTTTAAATCGTATTTATATGCAGAAGGTGTTCCTGCAACCGCATCAATTACATCTGTATTTGTTACGTCGTATGTGTAACCCGTAGCATCGCCATAATTCACGAAATAAACCGCTTTTAAACCACCTACTGAATCTTTACATACTTCTAATCTTCCTGAACTTAAATCACAAGCCATAGTGTATATTTGTTTTATAAAAAAAGGGAAGGCATTTTACCTCCCCTTTCAGTTAATATTAATTTAAAATTATGCTGGAGTATATAACACGATTTCTGAACCGATACCATATTGAACCGCTGCAGTCATTCTCATAATTACTCTTACGTTTTGAGAACCATCAACGTCAGCCATATCAATAACTTTTACTTCGTTCATATCGTTTAAAAGTCCAGTTCCGAAGTATAAGTTTGATTTTTGAGCAGCCATCATATAGTTAGCAGCCAATCCGTTTGCAACAAAGATTTTAACACCATCAAAAGAAAGTGATCCATTGTTAAACCATTGAGTCCCCATTGCGTTTGTTCCGTTTGCTCCTAAACCTGAAGCTCCGAATCCACCTAAAGCTCTAACGTAAGCTCTTGCAACATTTTGAGAAACGTAGATATATAAATCTTCTTTTCCGTAAAGTGCAGCAGGAATAGCATCAACTACTTTACCTAATTCAGCAATAACGTTTGAAGCGGTTACAGTTGTACCTACTACATCAACAACGTCTGAATCAGCAGTAGCTAAAGCAACAAATCCGTTATACTCTCCTGCGTTTGCAGTTGCACCTCTCCAAATGTTGTTTTCGTTTTTCTCTGCTACTTTAGCAGCAACGTGTGCTAATAAGTAATCAGCAAAAGCTGGAGGCAAAGAATCAAATGCAGAATAACCCATTGATACCGCTTCCCAATCTGAGCGGAAATCTTTTTTACAAAGTTGTAAGTTAACTTGAAATTCTTCAGGTTGAATAACTCTTTCAGTTAATGTAACTGTTGAAGTTGGATCAAAATCACAAGTTGCATTTTTTAAGATTGCATCTGTAGCGATTTTTTTGATTACTTCTTTGAACTTAATGTTCGGTTTTACTTCAATACCACCATTCTCGATAGTTGAAGCTGATAATAATGCAGCTGAAATATATTTTTTTCCAAACTCACCTGCATAAGTAGTTGTGATACTTGTTGTAGTAGCCATTTCTTTTTTTTATTTATTAGTTAGCAATTTTACTCATTACAATATCTAAAGTTGTACGCTCTCTATTTTGAGAATACAAGTTTAGTTTTACTTCTTGTTTAGCATCAGGATTATGCGTTAAAGGTTCAGCAGATAATTCTATTACTTCTTTAACTTCTTTTACAGACGCTAATTCTGTTTTTAATGTTTCGATTTCAGACTTTAAAGCATCTACATCTTCTTTTGAAAAATGCGATTCTTTAGTAGTTGATTCGATTACTTTTTTAGGTGCAGTAGGTTCAGCAGCTTGTTCAACTTCTACTTCTACTTCAGGAGCTTCAGCTTCTTCGGCAGGTGCAGCCTCTTTGATTTCAGCAATTTCACCTTCAACTGCAACAACTAAAATCATTCCGTTATCAAGAATATACTCACCTACTGGCAAGGCAACTCTATCTTCACCATTGACAATAAACACGGCTTGACCTGCTTCGAATACTTCCGCTTCGATAACAGTACCATTGTCTAAAGTCATTTGCTCTAATTGGATTTCCATCCCTAAAAGCCTTTTGATTTCTGTTAGTACGTTTGACATATTAATATTATTTTAAATTAAAACACATTTGTTAAAATGTTGTTGTATTTTACAAAGATTTAGAAACTCCATCTACTTGAGTAAATAGTTTTTTATAGTCAGCAGCTTTTTGTGCTAAATCTTTTTTGTAAGACTCAAAACCTGTATCACCTAAACCTAATTCTTTAGCCTTTGCCATTAATTGGTCAATCATTCCAACTGCATTATTTGCATTTTGGTACGCTACTCTGATATTATCAGAATAAGAAATAATTCCGTTAATAGCTTTGTTTTTAGCTTTGTCAACATTATCCTTTAAACCTTTGTACTTTTGAATTTCAGCCTTGATGTCATCAGCTAAAGCCAAATCTACTTTGTGCGACGCTAATTCAGTTTTGAACAATTTGTTCCCGATTGTTTTTAATTCACTCATTTTATTTATTTATTAATTCTTACTATTGTTTTAACTCCGTCAACTTCTGTAATTGTAACGCTATCTGTTCCGCTACCTGTTGTTACTCCTATACCTTGATTTTGCAAATCACCATTGCAACATTCTTTACTATAAGTATCGTCATCACATAGACAACCACGCTTTCCACCTTTTGGACTTGTTTTACTTTTTGTTTTCATATTTATTTATTATTTGTTTTATTTGTTCGATAACACTCGGTTGTTTAGATAGTTGTTTCTTTTCCTCTAACTTGTCAGCGAAGTAACCCTCTAAAGAAAAACCTTTTACTTTTCCTGTTTTAACGTAGTCATTCCAAATAGTATCATCTTCAACTTTTACCGAGGCCATCCATGTACCTACAGGAACTGATAAATTATAAATTGCTGACTTATCTTTTTGCGTATCTTCTACAATCCAACTTTCAACAACAGTTAAACCTTTAATTTCTTTGTTGTGTTCTAAAGTCCAATTGTTTTGATTACCATTTTTAAAGAATAATTGACTTGCTTTGTTTACAGTATCTTTTGAAAAGTAGATATAGTATTCATCCTCTCCATTTTTACGATAAATAGGTTTTTCAGGAATTAAAACTGCACCCATTAAAATACGTTTTTCGCTATCTACTTGAGCAAGTTTGATTTCTTCTGACTTTAACGCTACGAAATTAGATTCGATTGCAGGACTTTCAACAACTGAAATTGCATCAACTCCGCTCAACTCATCTTTTTCGTCTATAATTAATTCAATTAAATTCATATCTTTTTTAAATTAAAACACTATAATTAAAAATTTGTTTTATATTTGCATATCTTTGTTTCCATAACGTTTAAATTTTTTTGAGTTAATCATTAAAGCCACCCTTTCGGAGTGGCTTTTTTGTTATCCTAAACTTGCATTGTTTACTATATTCCTATCTAAACTTTGTTGAGTAGTTACATTGTTTGCTACTACATACGCTTGCATAGGTTGTTGATTTCCTAACGTTTGTGCAATTTGATTTACACCCGAATTACCTACTACGTTGAAACTCGGAGCAGGAGCTCCACCAGCACTTGGAATATTTTGAGCACCTCCACCGCCTGAACCTCCACCGCCTAAAGCAGCTAATCCTTTTGCAGTTGCTGCTATTGACGCAGCTACACTAATACCTGCACTAATATTATTAGCTGCTACAAATGGCATACCTCCTGTTAAAGGTGATGCTGAAACAGCTTTTGCATTTGCAGCCATTGTGTTAATAATAATTTTAGCTATACCTGCTGCGTTTTCAGCTATTAATAAACCTTTTTGAATTGCTTTGTTTTTTTCAAATACGCCTTTTAAAACTCCAATACCTGCAGTTACATTGTCTAATTGTTGATTTTGAATTGCTAATTTAGCATCGGCTACAGCTTGTTCATCTGCAATTTCTTTTTCTCTTTTTTTCTTTGCATCTTCATCTCTTTGAATTGCTTTTTCAGCTTCTGTATTCCAATATTCCTCCTCTTCTTTATCTTTGGTTTCTTTATCTTTTACTTTAGCTTCTCCTTCTAAAATTTTATATTTTTCTAATATTGCTAAACGTGCTTTTGCTTTTTCTTCTTCAGTTAATTTTAAAGCATCTAATTCTGCTAAATCCCTTTGCTTTTGAAGTGCTACTTTTTCAACTTCTGTTTTAGCTTTTAAATCCTCAATAGCTTTTAAAGCATTTTGTTCAATATTTTTTAAAGCTTCTTTTTGTGCTTTTGCTGCTTCAAGTGCTTTGTCGTTCTTTTCCTTTTGTTTAGCTGCTGCATCTTTACTCGCTTGCTCATCAATATTTTTTATAGATAGTTGTAAACCTGCTCTATCGTTTTTTAATTTCTCTAACCCTTTTAAACTTTCTTGTCTAGTTTCTTCTGCTTTCTTTTTTTCCGCTTCAGGGTCAAATATTAAACTCGCTCCTTTATCTACCAAATCACTAAACCCTTGTGCTAAACCAAAATTTTGCCCTAATGCTTTGCCGACCATATCAACGCCCTCTAATAATAAAGTTAAAGGTGTTTGTATAAATTTAATTATTCCTGCTAATATATCCCTATTACGTTGCGACGCTGCTATTTGTGCTTTTGCAGTAATATCATTTTGTGCAATTTGGTTTTCAGTTGCTTTTATTACCTCATCAGTTTGAGCAATTTTTAGTTTTAAAATATCCTTTTCGCTTTTCCCTTGTAACTTTAAAATATTTTCCTGACCACCGATTGCATCTAATTTACCTTGTTGTAGATCTAAATTAGTTTGTGCTTGATCGTTTAGTTTTTCTTGCTCCGAACTTACACCTCCAACTAACTCTTTAATGTCGTCCCAATATGCTACAATAGCACCTAAAGCAATTAATAAAACACCGACACCCGTTGCAGCTATTCCTGTTTTAATTCCGTTTAAAGCTATTCTTGCTGATATACCTAATGCTTTGAAAGCTACTGCACCCTCACGAATACCACGCACACCTTCAGCAAGTGCCATAGCACCTTGAACTTTTAAAAGTGCTTCTTCAAGTTTTTGACTCTCTCCACCTGTTAAAGCCATTGCACCCTGAACACCCGCAAAAGTTGAAGTAACACCTTGTAAAGCTCCACCTAACTTTGCATCAAAAGTAGTAGCTGCAGCATCAACAACCATATCGGTTTGCATTTGCACCTTACGATAATTACCAACTGTTTGAAGTAAGTCTTGATATTCTTTAGTAGCACTTTGACCAGCTAAAGCAAGTTCGTATAACCTATCTTCAGCTTCGCCCATTCTTGATGTTAGCGGTTGCAAATCCCCGTAAACTTCTTCAAATGTAGCGTCTACACTTTTAGCTGACTTATCAACTTGTTTAAGTGCCTTATCTAAATTTTCAAGTCCTCCAACTGCTTTGAGCGAGTTAACATCAATTTCTATCGTCTTGGTAATTGCCATTTTATTTGGTTTTTAAATTCTTTAAAATTTTCAGGAAGTTTGTATTTTCCTTTCGCTATGTCTACGCTTTCGCTTGTTCCCAACTTTTGGAATTCAAGCATTTCAATAATTAGTTTAAGCATTTTGTATAATTGGTATTTCTATGTCTATACTTGTTCCTGTTTCATCTTCCCATTTTCCACTAATGTATCCTATCCTTTCAACTCCAGTTGTGTTTTCAGATATATCTACTAAAATTGTTGCGTCCTTGTCGTAGTCAATAGATGTGTAATCAATCCATGTAAATAAAGATGTTTGTAGCGATATTATAGGACTTACATTTCGTAATAATAAAACCTCTATTTTTTGTGCGCTGTTATCAACTTCGTAAAATGGTTCAAAAGAAAATCTATTACCTATTGGCACTTCGCCACTTCTGTAATCTGTAAGTAATTCGAGTGTAGTTTCTCCGCTTGTTAAATCAGTAGTCATTTTATTAATTGTGTATTTCTTATCACGAATAATAATTCTATCGTTTAATTTAATATCAATCAACTCTACTGGATTGAAGTAACACTTTACAATAACTAATCTACTTTTAATATTGAATATGTTACCTAAATAATTTTCGTAGTGTCTTTTGTATAGTCCATTTGAAACGCTACTTAAAAACCAAGTGCTTATTTCTTCGCCCCAATTTAAAGTGAGTATAGTTCCGTTATTGTAATCGTTTGAGAATCTTCTATACTGACCTATAACTTGATGACCGCCTGTTAATAAATCAATTCTAATAGTTGGACTTACTGTTTGCGTTCCATTATCATAAATCAATAATGGTTTTGGTAAGTAATTTGTTAAATCATTTTTTTTAAATGTTATCGTTTGAAAGTTGCTATTTGTTTTTCTTTCATACATAGCATTCTCAAAAGGTAACTCTACGCTGAAAGTTGAACTTTCTAAACTATCAATTTGCTCATAGGCCAAATCCCCATAAGAAAAATTACGAGTAGACAAAAACAAATCATCGAATTTAGTATTTAATATGTTTTCAGATTTTTGATATTTGAAATTAATGTTTTTATACATCGAAGTTTTTTTCAATTCAATGTCGTCTGAAATTACATTTGCACTTATATCGTTATAACGCCCATCGTTATAGTATAACTCTAAAGGTATTAACTCGAAAGTTGTTTCATCTTGCGGAATAATAACAAGGTTAAACATTTTAATTAACCCCGTAATTAAATCAATTAATTTTAAGTCAGGAGCATAGCCACCTATATCGATAGTTGCTCCGATTGTTTGACTTGTTCCTGTTGCAGTATAACTTACAGCTGTACTACCTATTCCACGTGTATAAGTTAACAAACTTGTAAAAGAAAAACCCGCTTGCCCTTGAATAGCTAAAGTAAATTTGTCCGTTACATTTTGAGTAGTTAAAACGTGACTAATAAATAAGTCATTACTATTACCTATAACACCCGCATACGTTCCATGTAACGCTCCATTTTTATAAATTAATATATCATAAGGTTGCGTGCTTGCGGTTGTAATTTGAAGTCTTACTTGTCTGAATCCTGTGCCTTGAAATCCTATTTCATCAGTTGTTAAATTTACTTCTGTATTTGTTAACGCAGGATTTTTAGAAGTAAAATTAACTTTCAAAGGCGTTAACTTTTGGCTAAAGCTTTCGGAGTTTTTAAACAACATCCATAACTTTGTAAATTGTGGATAGTCTAAAAATGCACCCGTAAAATTTAAGTCGTAAGTGTCAGATATTTTTTCCAAAATAAAAGATAAAGGAATTGCAGGAAACAAACTATTCCATTTTATAGAACCTGCATTAATGGTTATGTCGTTAGTTCCGCCACCTCCATATTCGTAAATTCTATCGTGTGCAAATAATGGATATGATACATCGTAAGCATTACTTGTAATTCTATTGATTACTTCGGTACTTGTAAACGTATGGTTTAAACTACTAAAATCTAAATTAGCAAGTTTATCCTCTTTTAAAATGTCTTTAATATTCTTTGCCTTGCCATAAAATACAATAGAATAGGAATCTACCATATTGTCTTTATACTTTACATCGTTTAAAGCAAATGCACCCTCTCTAAAAGTACGCGTATCAATTTCAATATATCCGTTGTATTTTACTCTATGGTCAAAACCGCCATCTAAACTACTTTCGTACCAATGCTTAAATATTTCATTGTTAGTAGTACTTGCAGGAATAGTGAAACTTTGTGTAAAATCAGTCTTTGCTTTTGACACATCGGCAATATCCTGCACCGATGAAGTAACGCTTATCTTTTCATCGTCAAATAATTCAATGCGTTTCGCTATTCCATCAACATAAATGTAAAGTGCTACCATTATATTACATCGTTTATTAGTCCGTAGTTAAATTCAAATTCAATTTCGTAGTTAATATTCTTATCTTTCAAATGCGTTTTAATATCAAATGATTGACTCTTAACTATTGCAGGTTTATTATCTAAAAGTACAACCTCGCTTAACATTAAATCCTGAATTAACTCGCTATAATTTTCATCAACCCATCCTGTATTGCATTTTATCTTTTGCGTACCTTGAAAATTAAAACGCTGTTTAATGCCTTGTAATGGATTGAAATCTATTGAACTTGGTAATAGATTAAAGTCTTTAGATTTTACGTCTATGCCTTGACTATTTGCCTTAAAAAAAGTAAGATATTGCCAACCGCCATAACGATTAATAAAAGTACAAACTACTGGCGTATATTTTGGCTCGCAAACCTCATTTGATACTATGTTAAAAAAAGTAGTTGCTCCTGTATAAAGATAATTTTCATTTGAGTAATCTATTGGTAATTTCCAAACTCCACCATCTGAATCAATGTCAATTTCTGATGCACCAAATACCCAAGAATAAGAAGCTATTCCTTCGTTATCGTCAATCCAACAATCAACATATTTATCGTGTGTTAATTTTATATCTTCATTTGCAAGTAATACAACATCATCAGTTGTACTTTGATTATAGCCATCTAAATAGTTAGTATATCCGTTTAAACAAACGTAAACCTCATCAAGTATTTCAACATCATCTGAATAGCTTATAACTCGCATATAACACCACGTATTTACATTTTCTTCAGTAGGAACTAATACGTTAACGGGTGCAATAGGTTTAATAAAACTTTGTGCTAAATTAGAAACATTCCAATAAAGTTTAGTTTGTGTAGGACTTGGTATTTGTTTCGTGAAAGTATAGTTCGGAGTTGTAGGTTCGGTAGTTCCTTTATTCCACAAAAACACCTCTATCTTTGCTGATGTTTGACCTACCTCATCAACTTCAATAAAATACGGACTTCTTATAAATATCTTTTTCATTTCTTATTAATTGTATATTCTAAAAATTGTTCAACATCCAAACCATACGCTTCAACTAATTCATCTGGTAACCTTTCAAATGCTTTCTCAAATGGTTTTGTAAAAAATAAACTCGGTTTAATACCATTCTTAAAAATACCATTACGAACTAAAAACGCTGTTGATTGATAAGACATGAATTTTCCTGTTTCTTTATTTCGAAATTGAAATCTTCTTTTTGTAACCCATTGCGTAATTGGTTTTAATGGCGGTTTTTTACTTTTGTAACTAAATGGAGTGTTATATTTCTTTTGTGTTCCGCTAACTCCCTTATCTTGATACGCTCCGTAATCTTCCATCAAAAAAGCCATTCTAAAACTATTCGCTCCTACTTCAATTTCTTTGTCAAGTGAATCATATAGTTTCTTATCTACATTTTTATTCTGTTTAGTTAAATTACTTCTTGATTGCTGAATTACATATTTAGCAAATGCGTTTAAATACTCTTTTGTATTCTTATTATCTAACATATAGTCATATCGTTTCGAACTAACACGTCAAATGTAACAGCCCACCCTGCTAAATCATTTTCAAATCTTTCAGTAAATGGTTCGAAACTTGGCGAACCTGTTAACTCCCAAAAGTCGCTTCTTAAATCACCACGATTTAACCTATCTAAAACTCTAACTCCGACTGCCATTTGAGTATTCCAAATATCAACTTTATTACTTTCGTCTTTTTGGTTAAGCAAATCCATCATTAAAATAGTAACATTGAATTGAATTGTATTACCTTGATGAGTTGCACTATTAATCATAATATGCGATAAAGGGAATAGCGTACGTTTAGCTAAATCAACCTCAAAAATATCACCCTCTGTAGCTGTATTTACAAAAGGTTCTTCAAGTAACGCTTCTTTAATCTTATTTATTAAACTATAAACCATTTCGTTTTATATTATTTATTTCTATTTGTGTTTTTTCTTTTTCAAATACTAACCACGTCATTAAAGTGGTTATAGGTAATTTAGTTACTGCGTCAAAGTTGAGAATGTTTCCCTGAGCTGCTGCGTAAATTGATTGATACCAACCCCATTTTTTACCAAAAGATTCTTCACTTGCTCCGATTGTTCCGCTTCGTTCTGTATATAGTCCGTCAAACCGCTCACGCAATCGTTTAGCAAAGTCGAAAAAAAAAGCATACAACCTAACGCAACATCTAAAGGCATATATTTTAAAACCTCTGAATACTTATCTGAACTTTCATATTCTTCAATAGTATAAAGTTTATTTACTTTTGTTTTAATAGGTCTAAATAAAACAGCCATTGCTTTATGAAGTGTTTGCGTATCACTTAAATAGCTTTCTATATCGATATACTCTCCAGAACTTAAATCTTCTAACTTCGGAATAAATCCAAACTCGTAAACTCCTAATTTAAAAGTAGTTGTAAGTTTAGGTTTGTGCTGTAACAGCTCGTTAATATGTTTTAATATTTCGCTTACTTCTGCTATTCTTATTCTTGCAACATCTTTTAATTCAATGTTACAAAAGATTTC